AAACTTCTTAATAAATGATGCTAGGTTGCGAGTGGCTACGCGATCATGGTAAGGAACCTGAAGATCGCTAACTACGACAATTCGCTTAATCGTCATCCTCGTCTTCGTAATCGCCAAACTTCTCTGGCGCGATTGGGTCTGGCAGAATCCAATGAGGGTAAGCCTGTGGCTCTGTAATCATGAACATAGCAACATCTTCTGCAAAGCCTGCTCTTTTAAGCGAGCAAAAGTACTCATAAAGCCCAATGCAATAAGCATCTAGCTTTGAGTAACCTTGTTCCTCTAGCGCTTTAGTTGCTTTTCGTGCCATAGCAGAATGTTACCTGTCAAGCAAGATGTTATAGATCTCATCCACTCGCGTGTTGAGCCTTTTGATTTCTGACAATAGATGTGTAATCACATAGCCAGACAACCCACCCAATGCAGCGATAGTTGCGATGTAAAGGGTGAAGAAGTCTGCCTGTGTCACTTCTTAATACCCATTGCTGGATCGTTAGGTGAAAGGTAACGAAGCACCGGTGGAAGGATAGAAGCAATACCTGCTGAAATAAGTGCCTTAGGATCTGTGACCCCTGCGGCTGCCATTGAGATAACTGCTACTAGGAAGGCTCTTGCCCAAGATCCTGCTGCTGTCTTTAGTTCATTCATTACTTGCTCCTAACATAGGTACTTGAAAAAAAGCCCCATCATTGTCAGCTTCTTTCTTAAAGCTGAAATGAACGTGCTTGTTGTGTTTGTTAGCCCCTCTGTATTTACGCCATTTCCAATTAAGGATGCTGGAGCAGATCCTGCCATCAAATATGATGTAACTGATTCGCTTCTCTGACTTAGACTTGCAAGCGAGACGAATCTGATCGACAAGGTCTCCCATGACATCTGGCTTCCCGCCTTTGTGCAAGTCTTTGTCCACATCAATGGCACGTACCCACCCAAGCTCGCAAGGTGTATGATCCGACTTGCGTAAAGCGTGTCGGCTATCACCGATCCACCCATCCGAAAGCCGATCTCTATCTGGGAATGTGTCATCAAACTGTTCCCGCAGTTGCTTAGCAGCTTTACTTAGCTGAGGCTTCATCTGCTTGGATAGCCTCGTAATGTGCCTTAGTCATCGAAGTAAATTCTTCGTTACCACGATCAATAATTGCGTGTTCTACGCCTTCTTCATCTGTAATAAAAGTTACTTTATTCATTTTTACAACTCCGCACTTAGTCCGATATAGCCTGATCCTGTTGTACCTCTAACAACTCCAAAAAGATTTGCAGTAAAACCCGAAGAAGTAAAATTAAGAGATGCACAAGCATTTGTGTTTTCAGTAGCAAAGGTAACTGCCGAAATTGCCGTTAAACCAGATCCAGTCGTTTGCACACCGATGTTTGAAAAATCTACTGAAGATGGTGCGATTCGCATATTGACAGGCATAGTAAAATAACCGACTAAATTGGTAGTAGAATTTGTAATTCCAGATATTCCTATTGCAGTTTGGCTGCCTAGACTTGAAGTTGATCTGAAGTAATATCTCTGGCACATAGCCAATTCAGCCTGTGGACTTGCACCGCTTGCTAATTGAAAAGGTGTTGCTAATGATCCTACTTCGACTTGCGCACCCCAAAGATCAAGTGTTGAACCAGCTGCAACTGTCTGCGAAAATGCTAAAGTTAAACTAGAACCTGTGCCGATTGTCTTACCTGAAATGCTTGGAACAGTAAAAGTAACGCTGTATCTGACCCAAGAAGTAGTAAGTGTAAAAGTGCTTGTAGTTGTCGCGGTTGCATTTACAAAAGAAGATCCACCACTGCCAAATTCTTGGATTAAAGCGATGCTAATGCTTCGCGCAGAATCTGCTTTAGCCCAAAAAGAAACCGTTGCGGTCTGACCTGCAAGTGTTCTAACATCTTCAATCTTTTGACGAGTACGCCAGATTGTGCATGTGCCGACTGTTGTAATAAGTGAACGATAAAAAGATGCGCTTTCATATCCTGCTACTGGAGCAGCACCCGCAGTGAAAGCCTGCTGTGAGACAGTCACACTTGTAGGCACATTATCCCAAAAGTTTTGCCAGCGGTCTAAAGTGTACAGATTGCCTGCGCTGAAATGAGCTGTTGCAAAGGAAATCCCGCGCTGTGCTATTGCAAAATTTCCGTTGATGATTTCATTTTTACCCGCTTGACCAAAGCCAACATTCCAGACAGAGGTGTCAATTGAATCGCCTAATGTGCGAATGTCTGCTGCGCCATTTTTTACAAGGCTACTGTCATCGGGCTCAGCCCAGCCATAATTTGTACTAGTTGCCATTTAAGTTAGTGCTCCGATCGCGTTAGTCCATGTAAGTGTACCATTTACGCCTGTCCAGATTAGAGAGGCTGGCAATACTGTTTCCCATTGGGTAGTTGATAGTGAGAAATCTGTTGCTGAAATGTACAGAGTCATCTCAGTAAAACTAGGTGTGGCTCGTAATGCGACATTCTCCACAAAGCCATCAAACTGACCGCCTAGCAAGTTAGAAGGCAGGTTGTTAATAAGCATCGGCTGACCAAAAAACACTCCGATAAGACTGTCAAGCATGGCAGTAGGAATGTCTGGATTATCTAGACGAAAGGTAATTGCTCCGAGTGAGCTTCTAGGGTTTTTACGCAACGCAAGCTCTCTAGCGGCTATATTAGTGATGTCTGCAAGGTTCTTAACATTAGAGTCGAACGAGCGCTCAAACAGCCCGTAAGCGGCTATGGAGTCGCTATCTGAGGTGCTGTAAGTGCTGGCATATCCTGTGGCGTAGCGATAGATAAGGCTGTTACGGATGCGAGCAGTCTGAGTTGTGGACTGGATAGAGGTAGGTGTTGCATACGCGCCATCGATGTTAGTAAAGCCATTTGCTGCAAGGTAGTTAGATCTGTGGTCTGCATCTGCATAAGAGACATCTCCGTCCTTTTCCTCATAAAGCTGACCTAAGGCGCTAGTTGCAATCTGGTCTGCAAGGGTCTGAGACTTAGCAGAAGCATTAGCAGCTAGTGAGATCATCGTGTAAAAGCCTGAGTCAATTTCACCGATGTAAGACTCTGCATCTAGCCATGTCTGGGTTGCTGGGTAGGTAGCCCATGTGACAGTAGGTGTGACCTCTGCCCATGTCAAGTTAAGAGCTGCGCCAAGGATGGCTGAGATCTGTGCGCCATCTAGACCTTCTGCAAGTGCTGTGTTAAAGATAGCCTTTGTAAGTCTTGCAAGTGAGCCAATGCCCAAGATAGTGCCAGTAGTGATGTAGCCGCTTTCCTCTGGACTACGCACTCCGATATTGAAATCTGAAACCTCACCGCCAAAAACTGTGACATAAGTGCCAGAGCCATTTTTAAGCTCTAAGGTAATTGGCTCGGTGACATTGATGGTAAAGGGTGAGTTATCTGTATTGATAATCTCTACTCGGCAGTAACCTGCTGTTGCCTGTCGATCAATATCTAATCGACCAGATGCAAAAGACACAGAGGTGACAGTCGTATAGACATCATCACCAACTGTCACGCGCCATTCTGGAAGCCATGTCATTCGTACGCGCCACCTCGTAGAGTGCCACGCTGTACTGCATCAATAAGGATTTGGTCAATGGCTTCTGCAATAGCGTTAGGATCGCCCACGCCTGTGTTCACAGTAATGTTTACAGTGGGTGTGGTTTGTGCACTTGTAGTCGTAATTAAACCTTGTTTGTATGATGCAGAAGAATCTGTCATAAATGTAGGTGCTTGTGCAGTTATCGTAGATGTCGTTAGCAATTTTAGTGCCTTTGATGCTGCTGAATCTGTTTTCGATCCACCTAAACCATCATTAGGTGCTGGCGAGATCCCAGTAATTGGTTTACTTGAGCCTGTTGAAGCAAGGTTAATCTTGGCTAATAAATCAAGGGCTTTTTCTAAATTAGTAAGATTAATTAGATCTTTAGGTTGCAACCCTTTAAGGATAGTTTCAATAGACTTCATCTGAAGGTTTTGTCCAGTCAAAGCCCCAAGAATACCCATGTCTGCATTGAGTTTAGCTGTGGCAGCCTTAATTGCTGCCTCATCCTTAGTCGCAATGGCATCCTCTAACGCAAGGATTGACTTCTTGACATTAAGACGGGCTGTGTCATTAGCAATCTGTAAAACCTGTGACGAAGTGGTTGCCTTGCCTAACTGTTCTGCTTGATTAGTAAGAGCAGCAGCAATCTGGATCTTATCCATGTCAAAAACTTCATTGCCTTTAAGAAGGGCAGCCTCACCCTTAGCGATAACAGCCTTTGCCTTGTCTGCTGCAAGTTGCTTATTCTTAAGAGCAAGTCTTTCGCGCTCACGCTTTAATGCATCTTTTTCAAGTTTAGCAAGTAACTCTTGCTGCTTCTTTTGACTGACAGTAAGTTTTTCTTCTGCTTTTGCGGTAGGTGGTATTACATTCACACCAAGTTGTGCGCCTGCAAAGCCTTGAAAGATATTCTTTGGTAAATTCTTTAGATTCTGGATAAGTGTTGGAATAACGCCAAGAGTGCGACCTGCTTGAACTGTGACCTTGCTGAGAGCCGTAGCAATTCCCTCGATGACAGCAGCAGCATCGGTAGCATCTGTGCCACCGCCTACCAAAGCAAAGGCATCGACTAAGCCACCGCCGATGATTTCCGATGCATTAGATGTAGCAACGCTTAACACATCAAACTTGAAAGCGGTAGTGTCTAAATAATCTTCTGCTGCGCCAGCTGAACGTTTTAGGATAGTGCCAAGAATCTCGTTAAATGACTTAGATTGAAGTTCTGCTCTGCTAAGACCAGTATTGTATTTAGCGAGTCCTCTAGTTATACCAATGTAACCTTTACCAAGATCATCTGTGACAGTTGCTAAATCAACTCCAGATGCTCGGCTAATAGTGATCGCGTTGTTTAGTAATTCTTGAGATTTAGTCAATGATCCAGTCGTGGTCAATAGACCCTGAAACGCTGGACGAAGAATGTCATCTGCAACCGCAGCAGATCTCTCAAGGTTGGCGATGTAATCAGCGATAGCAGGATTAGCAAAGCCAATGCCTAAATTCTCGACTGCTCGATTAAGTCTTAAAGCTGCGGCTTCATCTTCGGCAAAAGCTTTAACTGCTGCCTTGCCGTACTGACTAATTGCTGCTGCGCCAAAGGCTAGACCAAATGTTCCAGCAACCTTTTTGGCTGTGCCATTTAACTTTCCAAGTGCAGTCTCAGCCTGCTTAAATCCTTTAGCATCAAACTTGGATGCAATATTGATAACTTCGTTATAATTCACGCTGCGCTCCTTAGTGAGTTAGCTCTAGAACGCTTTAGCAATTCTTGTTCTGCTGTCGAAATAGCCTTATTGACTATACCTTCGGCTCTACCTTTATCAAGTGCCCAAGCCTTAAAAATCAAACGACCGCGACCCTTAAGGCTGCCGCTAAGAGGTGGAAGCGCGGCAATAAACTGCTCACCTGCTTTAGGGTTGCGCGAATGTGAATACTTCTTACCTGCTGGGCCCTTTGGCCCAACCCACGGCTGACCTTGATCTCCATTACGACCAGCAGACTCATAGATAGCACCTGCGCGAGAGTCATTAAATACTCTGGCCATTGTGCTAAAGCCTTTAGCGTTCGGTTTTGAGGTTGTTGTCGTGTAACCAATCTTGGCTTTGATTGTAGAAGCATTAAAGATAGGGAATGTTCCCTCACTAAATGAACGACCAGCCCAGCCACTTAGAGGTGACTGAGATGGCACAAACCCCCTAGCTGCTTTAGCAACTGGAGCAAGTCCACGCTTCATCTCAATCTTTAAAGACTTCTCTAGATCGGGAGCGAATCTGCGTAAGGCTTTACGAAGATCAGCGTTTCCGCGTAGCTCTATTTGCATCGCTGATCTCCTTTGCTTCGTCCTTTAGCCCCTGCACTAATGCATCGAGCATTGTTTTATCTAGTTCTAATAACTGTTGTGGCGCAATCCCCAACCTAATGCTTAGCCTAGCAATTAGATAGGTGAATGGAAGATCGCGCTTTAAGCTAAAGGGTCTGAGTCCAACACTTCCACGCTTTTAAGCGTTTCAATAAAACTCATTCCGAAAACTGGCACAGTTTCACCTGACCTGCGGACAATTTCATGAGCCAAAAGATAGACGTGCGACTGCTTTTCTTCATCTCTGAAGGCTTTGTGGAAACCCATTTTAGTCTGTTGCTCGAAAAAATACTCCACTGCTGGAGTAATCTCTCCTTCAACAATACTTCCATCCATACGAACTATCTTTAGTTTTGCCATGATATTGCCCCTTTGTTAGTTGATTATGCTGATGCTACTGCGATTGTGCCGTTTACGTTCCAAGTCACACTTTGTACAGATAATGATGCGACATCTCCATTAACGGGAGTGAGATTGTTAATCAAGCATGACATGGTATAGCTAGGGTTGGTTGGTGCAACTGCGCCTGATGTCTGCTTGATTACGACAGTTACAGATGTTCCCCATACTGAGTTTAGTTTCTGTAATGTCTTATTTGTTGCTTCATCATTGAAGAAGTCGATTGACACGCTTGAGCGTTCCAAACCCTTCACAGCACGCGCTCCAGAATCTCCCATTGCTGTGACATCCAGCTCGTCAAAAGCGCGGTTGATTGTTACGGAACTTACTAGCGATGAGAGATCAACCGAATCAACAGTTACGCTCACGCCATTTGATAGATAAACTGACATCGGTTTATTCCTCGTCTTTCTTAGTTACTGGCTTTGGTGTTGGTGTTTCTTTAACCTGTCCGATCTTGATCAGAAAGGCTTCGTTCTCTTTTTCCCAATCGGACATATTTAACTCCAACTCGTTAGGATTGATACGGACATCTCACAACTGAGCAGTTCCCCACTTGCAGCATTGAGAATACTAGGTGCGCTTATCGCACTTACATTATAGACAAAAGATGATGCTGCCAGCTTTGTAAACACGCCAACTACAAAATCTTCAATGCCGTTTAGGTTGCCTTCATTGTCAAACAAAGGCACAGTCATAATAATCTTAAAGTTAGCCAAAGGATTAACTGAGATTTGACCATTGTTAGTTGGTGTTAAATAAGGATCATCTGGAGACACGATCACGCTGTTGGCTAAAACTGTGCTTGGTGGGAACGCGAAAGTCTGCCATTTTGAGTTATCAACTAACGCTGTGGCAAGAGTCGTTCTAAGAGTTGTTATGGCTACGGGTGGCATCATCCCACCATGCTGCGCGGATCGAGCGCGTGGCTGATCAATCCTCGCACCTTAGCGAGAAGCTGAGCGCTCATTCGGTAAGGGCTTGGCTGGAAATCGACAGCGTTACTACCTGAAAGGGTTGCAGTACGCGCTTGCCAGATTTCAACAGATATCATAAGAGCTGCTTGCTGGATTGCCATATCGGTAGTCCAGTCTGTGTAAGTTCTTGAAGCGACTGAGCCATAAGGCGCAATAGCGTGCTTAGGCTGCGCTGTAGTGTGATTTGTAGTCATGCTGATTGAATAATCTCCAACGGCTGTAATAACTTTACTGCCATTGTAAGAAGATCCAGAATTAGAAATTGTTACTGTTTGACCTACATAAAAGATTTCTTTTACACGATCGTTAAAGTAAAGAGTTCCCTGCCCGACAATATTTTCATGAGCTACTGTAAAGTAAGTAGGACTCCATAACATTGGAAGTAGGACTGCATCTGCTGCATCACATACTTCTTGAATGGTGGCATCTGGATACAACGAGCCAATTCCAAGTACGCTTTTCATTTCTGCGACTGTCGTAAGTGCCATTCCCATTCCTTTCTAAAGACTCTGGGGAGTAGAGGGCTACTACTCCCCAGAGCGACTTAAGTGTGGCTTACGCCTTGTTATTCTTGAACGCGCCTGCTCCGACCTTAGTAGCGATTGCTCCAAAACCGTAGTAGCCGATAGTCACAGAACCATTTGCGGTTGATTCTGCGCGTAGGCGGTAGGTAGGGCTTTCGTACCATGTGTAAGCATCTGGGTTCACAATGAGGATTGTTCCATCGCCATCGCCAGCGTTTGTTGGATCTACATAGAGGTTAAGTC